TCCAGCATTTTCCAGATCCGCGTACGACGTGGTATCTGAGAGTGCGAGGGCCGAAGTATTGAACAGACGATGCATGGGTTTAGTAGAAATAAAAGGACACTTAATATCAACAGGTTGATTGTCTCTTACATCTACGGTCATTGCTCCAGGAGATTGAGAAAGATAATTCAAGTAAACGAAACGGTAAAGATTCGGTTCGAGCGTGAAATTTGCTTGATGATACACCAAATTATCATTTTTCAATGGCCAGGGTTGATAAGACAACATAAAACGTCCATAATGGAACGGTGTTCCACTAATTGCCAAGCGAACATTGAGATTACCTCTAAGATAAGCGAAATTTCTCAATTTTGCTCTAATAGAAGGTTCCAAAGTGAACAAGTCCCAAACATCAAGAGTAACAGAAGTAGCACTGCCGACAGCAACTTGGAACGACGTAATGGGAATGGGACGCGAAAGAAAATTTTCCATGTCTAAGACGTTTTTCTGTCCTTGGGCAGAATTCTGAGAATCTCCTGATTTAGTTTCTTCAGCAATTGTTCCAACTACGTCCACCATGTTCTGAAATGAATAAGTAGCTGCCGGATTGACGGCACCATCCATAGCGGAAGAAGAGTCGGCTTCTGTTAGAAAATCACTTCGAGAAAAAGTCTTAGATTCCCTGCGTCTGATAGACTTAATCGTAGACTTAATGTCCTCCATTTCTGTCAATACTGCGAGTCGAGACCTATAAGCTCGTTCGCACCCATGGAAACAGCCTGTACGAAATTTCGCCCTAAGGCGATAAACATCCAAACTGTCGACTAAAGCATTCCCAGTGAGTGCTTTCTTGTTTAAAGCTAGTAATTCGCTCTCTAGCTGAGCAATGTATTGTTGAGTGTCAGTATACGCGTAAAATCTCGTCAAACGTGGGACGTACAATCCACACTTGACAAAGTGAGAAGTCATTTTACCGTTATTTTGAGAGGCGCTAAATGACAAAGTTCTAAAGAGCCCTCCTCTTCCAAGACACATGCAACCCATTTCCCGAATCTCACAAACGGGAAAGGGAGGTAACCTATATGCCCCAAGGATCTTGTTAGCCCGGGATCCAGAATAGCCGGGGGAACTTTCAGTGACTAAGTCACCAACAACAGGTAAGCTAAAACTTTGAGGAAACAAAGCTCTGCCTATCTCTTGCCACATGGGGGCGTTGCCAAAATCCAAACCATGTATAATGTTTATATTGTTTATCATTTTACTCCTTAAACTACCGAATTTCTCCTCTGACAGATGTAGAAACATTTCCCACAAGAAGGAATCAAAAGTAGCTTTTAACTGATCCTCAGGGGACAAATGAGGAGAATCCACGCGATAATCTAACATCCTATATAAGGAGTTGATATCTAGTGGGGCCACCCATTGATCGATATCTGGACGATATACAAAACGACGTTTCAGAAACGACATTTCAGAAATCGAAATGAATTTACGAATTTCAGAATTCTTCTCGGCGTCAGTAAAATCCATATTGTAATAATTTTTACAAAAGGTTTGATAATA